AAAATCAAGACTGTATTCTTACTGCAACCCATGTTTTAGAAATGAACAAAGGGTACATGCTAGATTTATGCCATAATGGAGTAACGATCAAAACAAACTCTATAAAACGGTGCACAGTTTTGGCTATTTCCCCAATCGATGAGTTGGACTTTATCATTATCGCTGTTTCTCCAGAAGTATTTTCTAGATTGCAAATGAAATGTGCAAAATTAGCTCCAAAAGCCACAACGGGAACTCCTGTCAGAGTTTATTCGTATAGAGAATTCGCCGGGGAAACCCGATATGGATTCGCCATAGGAACTTTAGGAAGCTATTATAAGCCTTTTCAAGTTGAATATAAAGCTAGCACTTTACGTGGTTCGTCGGGAGGACCTATATTGAACTCCAGAAGTGAAATAATCGGAATTCATTTGGAAGCCGATAATTCATCTGGAGTCAATGTCGGTGTCATCCCACCGGTATTCAGAAACAAAGAAACTGCCGCCACTGGTGATGTTTTATCAGAAGATAGAATAGAAAGAGAAATTGAGGAAGATGATGCAGACATAGAAAGAAGATTGGAAAATGAAATGTATGTGTATTTCATGCTTAATGAATCTCACAAACTGGACTTTAAAGTCCATGATGAAAATACCCAAAAGTCTTGGGCTGAAATCATGGACGAAGAGTTTTTTGAGGAAGATCAACGCAACATGGTGAGATTCGTAGCTTGGAAAAATGAAAATGAAGAATCCTTCAAGAAACATAAACAAAGACGCATAAAAGGAAACAAATATAGAAAGGAAACTCCTTTGATTTGCCCTACGTGTCATATTATATGTCAGGAAGGATTTAAATGTCCAAGATGTAAAAGCCCGCTTGTTAAAGATCTACGAGTTACCTCCAGCGACGTTGACAACGCCAGAGAAGTCTTCAGTGGCCACTTAGCAAAAACAGCAGTAGATGCCATGGAAAAAGACTTGTTAAGACAAGCGGTGGTTCAAATTGTTCGAGATTGCTTAGCTAATGAGATACAAATTCCTTTTAAAAAAGATTTTGAATTAATCAGAAATGATATACGAGCTATGAAAATTGAGATTGAGGATACGGTTTTGAGACCCTTGGAGAGAAC